ACGACCATCGATGTACCAGCTTCTAATAATCTGGTGAGCATTCTTGTCGAAGTTTAGGAGACGCTTGACGTAATTAAATTCTTCACGAATCTTTTTCTTGACACCAGCACTAACATCGAGGTTGGACAACTCGACTTCTACAGGAGAATCATCAGCATCACTGACCACAAACTCGTTAACGATTTCATCGATAGCAGAGTCACACTCTGGGTGTAGCGCCATATCTCTATAACGCTTGATCAGTTCATATTCATTCCTACCCTGTGAGCCATCGACATCCACATATGTACCAAAATGACCCCCAGCGGCTACCGCTACGGAGTCATCTTGATTTGGCGGGATAGGGGATTGACCCCTATCCTCGCCGCCTTTATTAATAATAAAACCGAAGAGTTGACTCATCTCAATAGATCTATGTTCCTATAGATCTATTTATTAGATCAAAGTTCGATCAGTTTCGTGGTGCCATCTCTACCAGAGTCGCCACCCTCTAGGTTGCTGTCAGTTGGGCTGACAACCTTCCAGTAGGAATACTGGAATTCAACCGAGAACTCTTCAACCTGATCATTGCTGTCATAAGCAAGATCAATCTGGGAGACATTGGTTGGGAAGCAATGCTGAAGTTGGTACTGTCTGAGGATTTGACCACCCTCAGCACCATGCTTCTCAAGTTGCTTAACATCGAGAGATGCCATGTAACCACCATCTTCGCTCGTAGGAACGAAGTTAGGAGAGTAGTTACCCTCATGGGTGTTCATGGATTCCAACCAAGATTCGAAGAAGGAACGAATCTTCATGTCCTTATCGTTGAAGAACGTAGCAGTCCAAGTATCGAAGGTACGATCACCAGCGATCTTAACTGTTCTACCACGGAAAGGAACTTCGATAACACCTAGGTTCGAAGCGGGTAGAGCAGCGGACTTACAAAGTACGTTGACCAATTCACGGTCAGCGTCAGAAACTGTTCCAGCAGATAGGTTCGCTCCAGGGAAGCGAATATCCACCGAGAACATATTGGGCTTAACGCCCTGCCCAATCTGGGTAATGAAGTTGTTAATACGTGTTGCCATTGTTGTTTTCCTCTAATACGTGTGTGAAGTGAATAAATTAATCAACCACCGATTACTTCACTGAAGGAAACACCAGTCTTGGTTGCCGTGAGGGTAACCGTGACGTAGTTGATCGAACGGGTTGGCTTGACGTAAATTTCAGCAACAAATTCGTTACGGTCAATAACGGAAGCGGTGTTATTCGTTTCATTACAAATTACGAGGAAGTCGGTGACTCCTCTTCTTGCTTGGACTTCAGCCAGGAAGGAGTTCAAGGCAGAAGCAAAACCAACTCTGGTTGTAGCATCGTTTTGCTCAAACAGTACACCTTTAGCAAGACCTTCTGCTCTCTTCTGAATAGCAAGGAACAAACGACGAACGTTAATTCTGTCGAAGGCAGAAGGAGAAGCAAGAGCAGTCTTGTCACCGAATAGAACGGTTCCAGAACCAGGGAGAGAAACAATAGGATTGATTCTTGCCTGATAAAGTTCGTCTCTATCAGCTTGAGTTGGGTTAAATGCTAGTTTCACAGCATTTCTTAGACCACCACGGTTGGTTCCAGCAGGGGAGTACCAATCTTCGGTAGAAGCAGAAGTGGAAACACAGAGACCAGCAACGTCGCCGTTACATGGAATCCAACGATAGACATCGTTGAAGCGGTCGTACATGTACTTATAACCACTGTCGAATACAGCGTAAGAAGTAGATGCTAGAGTATTGAAGAAGTTGATTGTCTGAGTCTTCTGGAGGGATCTGCTGAGAGCACCACCAGTAGCAGCAATCTGATTACCTCTGTGAGGAGAAACGAAAGCGATACAATCTTTTCTACCTTGAGCAACACCCATGACAGCACCAGCTTTGAGTTTGGTGTCAGTCTCAGTACCCATGCCGCCGCCCATGATGACGAATGCTAGGTCTGTAGTGTCTGCTTCGGTGAAGAGGTTGTAAGCATCGACGATTTCACCAGAGGTGTAATCATAGTCGCTGTCACCAGCACTGAGATCAGTAGAGGTAGCACCAGCAAGAGTGAAGGCAGATACGCCAGTATCAGTAGATGCTTGACCCCAGGCATCGCCAGCGTCATCAGAAGCAGGAGCATAAGCACCAACAACGGTAGTGCCGTGATAGATGTACTCGGAACCCGAGTTGATAGCAGACTTGTAGTAAGTTGCTTGGTTCTCAGCGCCCTTACCATCAGTTAGTTTCGAGAGGTAAAGCAGACGCTCGATAACGGTGCCAGCAGTACCAGAGATACCACCGTCGCTATCTACAACAGCAACGTGAACTTCGTCATACTTGATGCCACGGGCAGAAGCATAAGCAGAAGTACCAGGACGAGGACCGATAGCAGAAAGAGCAACACCACCAACGCTAGTGGAAGACCACCAGTCAGCAACAGCACCGATGCTAGCATCTGGGTCTAGGGCAGTAACGGTAACAGCAATAGGAGCACCAGTACCACCAAGTTCGCCAGCACTAATAGTGATGACATCACCGAGGGAATAACCGTCACCACGAGCGATTAGACTTACGATAACCGAACCACCTTCTCCAGCAGTTCCACCTTCGTTACCAGCGTCAGCAACAACAACTTGGAACTGAGCGCCGTTGGCGTGAGGAGTGGACTGATAAGTACCAGGAGTTCTGGCTGTATCAGCAACACCATTGTGGGTGAAGGTTCCAACTTCATTACCATCTTCGATCTCGTCGTTGGTGGTAATCAAACGGGTTGGGTCATCCAAGATAACACCAACAGTGCCAGTACCAGCATCCCAGGAATAAACTTCAGCAGTAGCAGTGCCGCCACCACTAAGGTTGAAAGTAAGTGGGGAACCAACTACAGGGGAATTGTCCCAACCACCAGTGATGGTGATAAGTTGATCAGCACCACGGTCAGCAACGATAACACGTAGAGAGTTGCCCCACTCACCAGGAGTCTTAGCAACATACGATTCGCCAGTGCCAAGACCGCTCATCCAATCAACAGAGTTCTTGACGTTGAGTGAAGCGTTAGCGCCAGAGTTGGCGGAGTTTGTGCCAGTCTCGGCACGGATTACGGCGAGTCTACCGCCGTAACCTAGAAATTCGGAAGCAACGAAATAATCTTCGGCGTTGGCGCTTGAAGGAGCACCAAAAGTTTCAACTAGTTCGGCTTGACTGCTGATAGTTGTAATTTCTCCAACGGGACCTTTAGCAAATGTTGAGGCAAAAGCAGCAGTGATTGCTTGACTGTTACCAACTACACCAGCAGTTAGATCACGTTCTTTGATTACAATACCAGGCGAGATAAGACTTGCCATGTGTTTTTCTCCTGTAGGTATCCAGATATTAATCTAATATTATTTAGATTTTTGGACTCTTTGAGTGGGGAAACAAAACGTGAACACTACCAATCTGGGTAGTCCCACATGGTAGTGGTGTCTCTACTTTTTCTGTTTTCTAAAACCCTTTTAACAGTACATACCTTACATTCATATGAATATGCTGACGCTACTGTTGCTCGATCTTTTCTCGTTAGATAAAAATCATCCATCAAACTTTTAGTCTTGCCACAACTACGGCAAGTTCTCTCCTTAAAAATGAGATGGTCTAAAGAAAATTGATCATCTAAGTTCATCGATAGTCCCACATATATCCTACGTCTTCTTGAGTATCTCCATACCACACAGTACCATCAGTGACAAATCCTTCGTCACCTTCTAGACCTGTAGTGATAAATCCAAACGGTGCCATGTCTTGTTCGATCTGGTTCTTCTGCTCATCATAGATACGCTGACGAATATCATTGTCAGTCATCTCTTTAAAGTAATCCTGCTGAACCAACCAGGCAAAGATAACCATACACATAACAAGGTCATCATGGAATCCCTCGTCTGCTTCAAATGATTGTTTCTTCTGAATGAATGTGGTCAACTCATTGATGATGTCATAGTCATTGAAGATAAGTTTGTCATCCTCAACAATCTGCTTGAGGTTAGCACAACCAACCTTCTTAACTGTCACACTCATCTTGACACCGAGTTGTGTCTTGTTACCAGAAAATCCTTGCCCAACAATCTGACCAGCACGTCCTCTCATAGCACACATAAGAACGTTTGGATATTCAAGGTCAAAGTTTAGAATGGATGCTACCTGATCTCCAATATCATTTACCTCACAGAGAACCCAAGCATTGTTATATCCTCTAGCAACATCATTGATAACGCTAGGGAATAGCATTGGTTTGATTTCATTGTTCCTATACTTTGCTACGATACGATATGGAACAGTAGTAATGTCATACACAATGAAAGCAGAATAGTCGCCACCGATGC